TATTTATTGATATTACTGGCTCCTCTTGGAAAGGCAACATCTTCAACAGGTAGTCTATAAAACTTCTTTCTTGCATCTTCAATAAAAGTTCTAGTACTATTTTCACCATGACCCATAATAACTTTCAGAGTTTCTTTGATTAAGTTTCTACACGATAAAGGTGTACTACTTCGAACAGCTTCAAGACCAATAATCTTTAGTTTAGGATCTTTATATCTTACACCCTCATTATCAAGTACACTTAATGTATAATGTTTTTTACCAGTCCAAATACCCTTCTCAGCTATAACTTCTCGTTTCATAACCATCTTTTGTTCATTACAATTCATAGCTTGTCTTATATTTTCATATGTTGTATCAAACAATGGTTCTAAATGTTCTTTTGCTAACTCATAGTTATACTTTCAGCTATACGAATATCATAATATCTAAAGAACTCATTACTCATAGCTCCATACAAACTATTCATTAAAATTTTAATTGCAAGTTGTTGGTTTCCATAAGTTTGGATCCTTGTATCTATTTCACTCTTATCTCCACCTTGCTCTTTTTCTTCTTCAGCTTCTAACATTTTACGTTTCATCTCAACACGTTCTTTATATAAACTATCAATAAGATCCGGAATAATTCCTTTTTTAGTTTTACTAAAATATATACCTTTTGCTGTCATACAAAGTTCTTTTTCTATCTTAAACTCATCACCTTCAAGTAATCTATCTACAGTAACACCTTTCATTTCTTTATCGACAATCGTTTCAGGAGACATATTATACTGCATAATTAAATGAGGATATAGACTATTAAGATCAAAACTTACAACCCAATCATGCATACCAACTATAGGATCCTTAACATGAGCACCTTCTATCTGTCTTTCTTTTTGAACTTTTTTCTTAGGTGGTACAACTAAACTTCTTCTTCTCATTTCATTATAGATAATACTATCCCACATTCCAACACTTCCAAATGCATCAGATAAATTAGTTAAACTTTTATATGCAACTGTCATAGCTAAAGTTAGTAATCCAGTTCTTTGTTCAATCTTATCAACTACTTGAACATCACGAATGTTATAATCTATAAACTTTTGATGGTTCTCTTTATATAAAGTAAATAAGTTTCCATACTCACTATAATCTAACTTACGTTCACCTAATACAACATTAGCTATATGATCCAACTTATAACTTTCTTGTGTACCATAAGTATATCCATACTTCTTAAATACATCAAGATAATCAAGTTGTTGTATTCCAGTTAAATTAAAAAAGTGATGAGGATTACCACCTATAAATATTTCACCTTTACTTACTAACTTCCAAGGTGATAAATCTTTCTTATATTTTTCTCCAAGTATTCTTTCAACTCTATTTGCAATATAAGTTATATCAAACAATCTACTATTCCAACCAGTAACTACATCAGGATAATTTGTAATCCAATGATTAATAAACTTCTTCAACATATCACGTTCATCTAAACATTTTATATACTTGATAGTTTCTTCACCAGTTAACTCAACAGAACATTCATCTTTGCTCCACTGACCAAGAGCCCAAACATAATATACATTATCAATATTATTTTTTATAGTGATTGCAGTTATTGGAAAGTGTGCATGTTTAGGATCAGGAAAACCTCTATCACTTTGCACTTCTATATCTATTGTAGTTACATTAATGATCTTTCTATCAAAAGAAATACCATTCATAAAATAATCTGAAATGAATTGGTGTATATAGTTTGCATTACCATACACATTAAGATTAGGTAAACCTTCATACTTTTTGAGATACTCCATACAATCTCTCATAGTACCAGGTTTAATTGGTCTTACACTTTGACCCTGTAGTGTTTTATATTTACTGTTAACGTCATCAGCAACGAACAAAGTAGGTTGATACTTTATTCGTGCACTTTTCTTGATACCGTTTGCATAACCTCTAAAAAGTATAAGATTACCATATCGGTCGACACTTGTATAAAAAGCATTTTTCATTAAGCTGATTATACATTATGTTTTTAAATTAGGCAACGGTCCTGTTGGTTTAATTAAGCCTGAACCAAGAGTTTGGTTATAGGCATTTTCTATATCTCTTTTAGGTTCATATGTCATAACAATTTTATCTGTTGCTATCTCAACATCTCTTATTTCACCAAATGGACTATAAGGAGCAAAACCCACTAATGGTTGTTTTGTCTTCTCATCCATTCTCATTTGAATAACTGCAGCATTCTCAACTTTTGTAAGATCTATACCTTTCCAATTTGTTGTATCAAAATCAGCTACTTTACCAAATACATCTTCACCTGTCACTAATCTAAACGCTCTTACTTCACTAGCCATTTACTTTTCTCATCCTTTCTACTAATCTATTAGCTCTATTTGTTACTTGTTTATACCATTTACTATCAACCATCTCATCAGCTGCTTTATTCCAATCTTTTGTATCAACACCCTTTTTCATTCCTTTGAATGCTGATAATCTTGGACGACCTAAATTAAACATCATGTTAGCAATAATATGTTGAACTTCTTCAGGAAGATCATTAAAGTCTGGATATAATATTTCACAATCTTTTAAAACTATATCTAAATCTTTTTCTAAGCACTCAAGTACTCTATCTTCACTAACTATAGTACCAAGTGACTTCTTCCATTCTGGATCCTTTTCAACTATTAAATGACCAACACCAAACGTTGGATAGCCTAAATGATCTTCGTAGATATGTTTTACCATACCTTCATCAGCTATTATTTCTTGTTTTAATTTATGTCTGTTCATAATATTCCTAAGTTTGGGGCTCCGGAGAGCCCCTGTTATTATTTGTCTTCCAACAATAGTTGAGGCTTAGATGCACCTATCTTTATTGTTTTTGGTTTATCTTCCTCTGGAATAACATTCTCTAACTCAATATAAAGAATACCATTCACTATGTTAGCTCCTTTTACTTTTATTGTATCTGCTAAAGTAAATTGTCTTGTGAAACTTCTTTGACTGATACCTTTATGAATATATTCAGCACCAGCTTTAGAAGCTCCAGCACCCTTTACTGTTAGCACTTGTTTTTCAACTGTCACATCTATACTATCCATAGTATGTCCAGCAACAGCCATTTCTATTACATATTTGTAGTCTCCTTTACCTACCTTAACAATGTTATAAGGTGGATAGTTAGAGTTTGCTACTACTTGTTGTTGTGTTTGTTTGAATTGATCAAAGATTCTGTCAATTCCAATCAATCCTGTATTGAATTGATCTAGTTCTTGAGCTTTCCAATTAGCCCAATCAAAGTCTACGCTTACCATGTTGTTCCTCCTTTAATAAGCAAGGTTTGTATTATGAACACCCTATGCGGCATGTTCACTTTTATTTATCATATCTCTCCTAAGTTTTAGTATCAACTTAATGTGAGCTATAACATTTTTTTTAGTTCGGTGTTTTAGATTATAATGTTCAAATTGTCCAACATATATTCTATCGACCTTTCTTATTGTTGCAATGCGTCCGTCGTCGTCCCACATCTCCCAATAAACTTCACCAGAGTCTTCACGTATCTGTTTAATCATAATTTAATTATATAGTAAAGTTAAATTAAATACAACTAAATTAATCCAAGAGCTTTAGCTTCTTTTCGTCCATCTCTAACGTATTTTCTTAAAGCTGCGTATCTTTCAAAAATACTCTTTTCACCCTTTTTATTGATAGTGTATTCACCAATTGGAAGATTTAAAATTTTACTTGCCAAATAAAACTTTCGATCAAGTACTAATCCATTGATACCATCTTCCCATTTTCCTCTGTTAAAACTTGTTGGTAATTGAGAATGACAATTAGGACAGACAGATTGAAGATTTGAAAATTTGTTATTAGAACTATCACCATCCTTATGATCTAGTTGCATTACTAACTGGTCTCCGTTATGTCCTTCACACCCACAGATACTACATTTAAAGATATTAATATTGTAATACTTTAAAATCAAATCACCATATTCGATCATTCCTGATTTTTTATCTTTACCATGACCTTTATATGCTTGAAACTTTTCAGCCCATATTTTAAATTTTTCTAATCTACTTTTTTTCATAATCTATACTATATACCATTTTTTAATTAAATACAACTATCTTTTATCTAATGCATTACTATTTGCAAATAATCTTAACCTAAGTGCTTCTTTTTCGTTCATAACTTTAGGTTTTGGTTTTACAAAAACATAATTAAAAAATTTCATCATATACAACTCCCTTCAGGATACTCTCCATTCTCTTCAGGCCCCTTCTCCTCTCTCCTTATTTA